ACGGAAGCAATGGCAATGGGAGCGGCAACGCCCGTTTGTGATGCGGCTTTTGCTACTGCTACCGCTGTATCAATCGCAATTCGGGTAATCGCAATTGCTTTTTCCCGTTGTGCCGCGCGTTTTCTTTCCTCTTCCAATTTTGCTAATCGGTCTTTTTCCAATGCAAGCTGCTGCGCATTGAATTGTTCCGAATTAGCACGGATTTCGTCCAATGCGGATTTCGAGCGGTTGATAGCTTCGTCTAACCTTCCGATTAGGCGTTTATAGGCATCGCCGACAGCGTCGAAAATGGCGTTGCCGACTTCCTGTGCCGCCTGCAATATTTCATCAAGTTTCTTTTTCGGCGGGTCGGGGTCTACCTTCGGCGTTACATCAGGGCGTTGAAGTTCGGCTAACTTCAATTCTATATCGTCAATCTCTTTATTAAATTCGGTCGTGTCGATTCCGAGCTGAACCGCCTGTGCGCTCAAAGCCCGAAGTAAACGCAGGCGTTCTTGCAATATTTGCGCCGTTGCTTTTTTGTCTAAATCCGCACGGCGTTTGTTAAATTCCTCATTTATTTTTTCCTGTTCTTCGGCATTACCAACGGCAGCGGCTAAGGCTTGATTGCGCTCCAATTCGATACGGAGTGCCGATAGTGCGTTTTGTCGTTCGGCTTGCGCCTGCCGTATTGCGAAATCTTCCTCCAAAAACGCACGGTTTTCGGCTAATATTTCGGCGTTTGTTTTACGGACGATTTCAGGCAAAAGCGAACTTTGCGCGGCAAGACTTTCGATAATCCCCTGTGAATCCGCCTCAAATTCTGCCTGCATCCGTTCGCGCATTTCGCGTTCTTCACGCAGTAACCCTGCAATAAAATCTGCCGCCTCTTTTTCCGTTTGCTTGCGCTTATCGGCTGCCTCTTTTGCGAGGCGTTGCAATTGTTCGTTTCGTTGTTGTGCAAGCTGCTGACGTTGCAATGCAAGGCGTTCTTGGAAGGCATCGGATTCCTTTTGCAGTAAATCGATTTGGTTCTGAATTTGGCGTGCAATATCAAAACGCCCCTCGCCACGTGCGGCTTCGGCCTGCAATGCAAGTTTGTTAATTTCGGCAATTATTTTACCCTGTTCTTTGATTGCCTCCTGTCCTAAAATCCCCGATTCAACCTTAAAATTTTCCACCGCCGCCGCTGTGCTATCGCCTAACAACTTAACCCGCAGGCGTGCGGCTTCGTTTTGTAAATCCGTGATGCGTTGGATTCGTTCGGATTCAATACGGACAATCTCATCAGACGTTTCTTTATATTTCGCAGTCAATTCATCCCGCTGTTTCTTTTCTTCATCCGTAAGGCTGCCGACCCTCTCTTCCAATTCATTCAAACGGTCGATTTCTTGTTTCAATATTTCCGCACGTTCAATGCCCGAAATATTCGGGTCGTTCAACCGCTCCAGTCCGCTTTTTGCTTTTTCGCTTGCGACAAACAGCGAACCAAGCAGGCCCACCGCAACCGATGCGCCGGTGATAAGCAGCCCCAATGGATTAAACGCCCCCAACAAACGAAATGCCCCCGTGAGCAATCCCGCAGCGCGTTTTAAGCTGTTCAAAGACCGTGCGCCCGACATGATGCCCCCGAAAAAAGATTTTTGTTTAGTTGTGGCATCAGCGGTGGACTTTGCAATCTTTCCGTTGGTGGTGTCGATTTCTTTGCCGATGACGGTATAAGCCTTAGATTCTTTGTTCAGGCTTTTTTGCGTTTTCACCAACACATCGCGTTTTTGGTTCAGCTCGTCCGTACCTTCGGCCTCCTGTGCAAGCAAGTCTGTGAGTTGTGCCGTTGCACTTTCAAGTTCTTCGGTGCTTTCCGCCGCGCCTTCCATCGCCCCTTGCAACTCCTCGATTTTAGCAATCGAAGCGTTGATTTGCTGCTCAAATTCGGCGGCGTTAAATTGTAGGCTGTATATGTCTTTTATTTCTGCCATGTATTATGAGGTTTCGGGTTATTTTTTCGGCGGCATGCCCGCCTGCTTTTGTTGCTTATCGTTTTCTTTTAATATTTGCTCAATTGCCGAAAGGTAGTCACGCAGCACCATGAATCGGACGTCTTCCATTTCGCGATTGTACCATTTAGCTATCAAGTAATCGTTTTCGCGGTTCACCTGTGCAAGGCGTTGCAAGGCATGAAACAACGTTGCCGGGCGTTTCCTCTTTTTGCCATCCGTTAGGCTTAGGCGGGGGAATTGCTGTTTTTTGTATTGTTCCAACCGACGAAAATATCCTCCATAAGACGCAAAAAAAAAGCACGCAGTTCGGGGTCAGCTTGGGCAATTTGGAATTTTTCGGCTTGTAGTTGCGAATTTAGTACATATGGGTCTTCGTTATCGATTAGGACAAAATACATGATAGCTTGCAGCATCAAATCCTCAACCTTTACATTCTCAACACGGTACAAAAAATCCGACAGCTTTTGCAAGGCTGAATCGTGAAACTTTCTTAGCGCGTCCGAAGTCGGTTTTTGCCAAGGTATGTTTTCGATTTGGGCTTTTATTTCGTTCATGCCCTTTGAAAACTCCTCTTTGCTGATGCCGTAGTCGAGCCACGTTAGCACCTCTTCGATTTTTATTGCCCTTTCCCGCGTCATCGTTCCGATATTTCGGAAAACGTACCAATTGTTTTCGCTGCGGTCGGTAAAAACCCGGTCAAGTTCTATGCGTGTGGTGGTTGCCTTTGGAATGTGCGCCGCAAGCCATTTGCGGTACGTCCTTTCGTTTTGCTCCGCTCGGTTGCGCTTTTTGAAAAATCGGTTGAATATTTTGAACATGGTCTGTTTGTGGTGGTTTACGATGTTTGTAAAAATAGTGAAAAAAAGTTGAAAATATTTTATTAAAAGTTTGGTTTTTCGGAAAAGGCGGCGTACCTTTGAATCATGATAAACGATACCGCATCACATTACGCCTTCACCGGCACGCTCATCGAAATAGTGACGCACACGGGCGCGGTCATTGCAACGGTGTCGGTTCAGTACTTACGGTATTATCCTTACTTCCAATATTTGCTTAACCATCAAAACATTCAAGACCATGACAACGACATTTTCTTTTGAGCTTATCGATTTCGACGGCAACGAAATTCAATTCGCAGTAGAAGCCGAAATTATTGCACCCGAACCGGCAGCCCGTGACGAATACGGCAGACCTACCGAGTGCGAAACAGCAGGTGAAATTTTGTTCGATACCGTTGAAGTAGACGGCAAAGAACGCCGCATTACCGATGCCCTTGCATCCATGTTTGAGTGCTATGACCGCCGCAGTCGTTCGTTTCGCCCGATGACTGCTGCCGACTTGGAAGATAAAATCCGTGAGGAAATTATCCACCAAATAAATTTCCGAGAAGAATTTGGCGATATGCTTCCTTTTTAATATATTTGCACGTGGGTTATCCGCACACGTATTTTTAATCTTTAAAAACTATCGAATTATGAAAAATCAAATCTTAGACCCCTTAACCTGCGAGTTGCAGGTTAGAGACGTGGTGGAGGTGATTTCAAAAAACGGATTTAAGGCATCAGGAACGGTAAAATCATTTCGCGAAGATGGAATGACAGGCGAAAAGAAAATCCTTGTCGAAAACAAAAGCGGAACTATTTGGTTTTTTCGTTCGGACCTCCGCCTCATCTCCCGAAACGGGCAAACCATCAACCAACCACAATCAACCATCAAAACATCTGAAAAAATCGCCCGTTTCGCTGCTAACGTTGCATCTTTAACCGATGCACTCGACGAGGCAGCCGATATGGTTGAAGCAATGGAGGCGCAAATCGCCGGTGCTGATGCCCTGCGCGAAATAAACAAAAAATTAGGCAACCGCGCCGAGGAATTGGAGGCGCAAATCGCACAGCAAAACGAACAGCTTGAAACACTCCGAAGACTTGCAGAACATCAGCGTGTATTAACGGGAATGCCCGGATACGTTGGGTTATTGTTCTACGTTGCCGAGTTTTCCGCAAAGCACCAAATTTCGACAGCAACCGTTTGGGATATGTTTTTTTCGGTGTGCAAACGCACCGTGTTTGCCATCCCCGAACCACCCGAACCGGTTGAGCCGAAAACAATCAACTAATCCCACCCCACAAACAACAAAACCCGCCTTTTACGGTGGGTTTTTGTTTTATATTAAGGAATCTTAGCCTGTGGTATAAGGAATCTTAGCCTTGCGGTTGAATATGCCTGTGGTTATGGTTTGGTCGCGGGTCTAAATCGCAAATTTCGACGACCATTGCCCGATATTCCATTCGGGGATTCCAATGCTTCGTAGATATTTCGGCACATCAAAAGAAGGGCAGCCCTTTTGTTGTACTTGGTTGTGACCTGCAATAATGATTTTCGGATTTCGCAGCAGGCAAAACTTTATATAAGTTTCCATCGTTCCCATTTGCCCCTCGGTTCGGGTATCTTTGGGAATGTTGATGTTTCCCGCTTCCGTGCCTCCGATGTAACACAGATGCCGCGCGTTTCGGTTTAGCATTGTAGAACCATGAACACCCCAAGTTTGCTCCCATTCTTTAATCTGATTGTCAGAATCCCATGCCCACACATTAACCAAACGCCCGGACAACTCGATGATGTCCGAATAACCGGGCTTAGACCATCCGCGACCGCCTTTTTCGACCGGTAGTGTATGGAATTGCACCACTTGCTCAGCTTTTACATCCCTGCCTTCAGGCGTTGCCGCACAATGCAAAAACAGCACGTGCCAACCGTCCGCCGTTGCTGCGTTTAATGCGTTTTGTGTGACCGGACCGACAATGCCGTCCGCTTGCAATTTATTCGCCGTTTGGAAGGCTTTAACCGCCTGCATTATCGTTTCGTCGAAATAGCCGTCGATATTGCCCCTAAAGTAGTTTAGCTGCCTAAGTTGCATTTGCAAGCGGACAACTTGCAGGCCTGTTGTGTTGAGTGTGAGCATAAAAATATTTTAAAAAAAGTTGCAGAAAAATTTGAAGATTAAAAAATGCGTTGTATCTTTGATACTATCAAAATGGAATAATATTAAAAACTACAAAAAACTACCATTATGTTAATCAAAATTTTTGAAAACAAGCATAGCCACGATGGAAACTATACATTAGAGGCTAATGACATGAACCTCGTAGCGGGTTCTTCGCAAAGAAGCTATTACTTTGCCACAATGCCAACCGATGACATTGGATTAGTAAATTCAGCAATAGCCAAAGTCCAAGACAGCAACGGCGGCTACATACCGCAAAAAAAAGAATTTCTACGCAATATTAAAACTATTGAAGAGCTTTTACAATTCATTGAAGAAAATGAGGACGTAGAAGATTATGACTAACCCCCACACCCCGCCCGACAGCGGGGTTTTTTAATACATCCTACCATCGGCATAAAAACGCCCATCCCAAACGTTCACTACCTCCGCAAAATAACAGCCGTCATCATCGATATTTACGATTGCAAAGCCGTTTGCCCATCGCCTGCGTTGCGTGCGTGGTGCATAGGAAAAAGCCCGATGATTCATATCGAACAATCCACCGATATTGTACGCCGCTCGTTCGCCCTCTCGAAACATTTGCACCCGATGCGTATCTCCAAACATTACCGACCTTCCGAGCGCATCTAAGTGCGTTTTTGCCGCGTGTACATTATGGAAATTTCCATGTATCACTTCCAAGTGTTCACCAAGCAGAAAGAAATCGTCTTTGTACTTCATTTTAACCTGCCATCCCCTTTCGTATAATTGCAAAGCCTCCACCGGGTTTTTGAGTGCCGCACCGAATTTGGCGTTATCCCTTTTGTTAAGTGTGCGGAAATAGCGGTCTTCATGGTTGCCGAAAAGGAAACATTTTTTTGCATCCTTGTGCATGGCAGATTCAAGTTCAATGATTCCGTTCAACCCATCCCGATACTCGAAATCAAGGTCAAAATCTTTGAGAAGTCCGAGGCTGTCTTCGTTGTACGAACCGAGCGTGTATAAATCCAAATAATCCCCCGCAATAATTACCCCGTACAAATCCGTCCCCATGTTTCGGATTAACCGCAGCACCTTATCCCACAATTTCGGTTCATGAAACGGGCGATGTACGTCCGAAATCACAAGCCATTTTTGGCACTTGCGCCCGGGTAGCAATGCCCCCGGCGTTTTACGCTTACCCTCTTTGATAAGCGATTCCCATGCAAGGCGGTCTGCTTCGTTTGTCGGATATATTTTAGGTCTGTACATTATTTGTGGTTTTGTGGGAGATATACGGGGGTTTTGTGGTGGATATGGCCGCGCCGTTAATTCATATTAAAATGAAAAATTGCCAAGCCGTCATTAAACACCCGGCTGTTTTTTATGAAAATCACCTGTATCGGCTCAGGTTCCAAGTCTTCAAATTTTGGTAGGTTGTTGATATGCAAGCCGTCTTCGTCCGATTCCGCCTCATCATCGTCATCATCGAAATCAACTTCCGGAGGCTCAGGAAGCGGACACCAAAAATCAACCTCATCCGTCGAAAAAATATCATCCGCTCCAAGGTCATAAAATAGCTCGTCTTCGTATTCGCAGCAAATCATAATATCGTCAATCATAACCGCGCAAATTTGCCCGTCTGCGGGCGTTTTTTCTTCGATGCTAAACCAAATCATGGGCTTGCGGTTTTGAGCGGTTAAAAATGCGGTTTGCGGCGTTTACTGTACCCGTATATCCTTACAAAAAGTGTTGATAAAATACCGAAGGCAGTCGAGCAAGTCCGCCTGCCGTTCTTCTCCGCGTCCTTTCATAATTTGCCGGCTGTTGTTCGATTTTATCCGCAATGTATCGATGATAAGTGACGGGCATTTGTCGGCATATATTTTAAATTCGGGGTTCATGCTGATAAGCGTGTTTGTCTGCACATAACTTTCAGCGTGCGGCGGGTTTGCCTTTGGAACTACAATCATTGCCGGCGCGATTTGCAGCTCATCTTGGATGATTTGATAATAATCCATCGGCACTTTTTGCCGCCCATCTGACCTTGCCCCCGATGCGTCCCCGGTGATTAAAAATGGCACGGTGCAAGCGTGGCGATTATCGCCCCATTTACCAATCTTTCGCCCCGTTTCGGCATATACCCATTCGCGGATACCCTGACAAGTGTCGTAAATCGAAGCCTCGCCTTTTTCGATGCTTCCTAGCTTAAACTCTTTGATGATGTGAACCCCGTACTTGTACCGTGTTCGCTGAATTTCGTTAGGCGGAAGCGGCACTTTTCGCGCGACAACTGCCGTCATCGGGATTTTATTAAAGTCAAACGAAATATAAAATTGTTCGCCCGATGTGAGCGAAAACGGACGCGAAGGTACAAAAACGCGGTTTTGTAGTTCCTTTTCTTTTAGGACGTAAACCCATGCTTCGCCGTCATAGTCCACAAAAACGGACATATATTCTTGCTCATACGTAAGCCGGTCAAGGTCTGCTGATGCCGATGCAACTTCCGCCGGGTCAATGCGCGGATTGTCAGTTGTTATCATCCGAAACGTTACCCATTCGCTCGATTCGTTTTCGGCGGGTAAATCCGTTTCGTTAAACGAATTTGTTTCGCATCCCCCGTTTCTGCTACCTTTTTGACATAAACGATACCAATAGTTATTTTTCCCGTTTGCCGTGCCGATAAAAAACGCATCACCCCTATAATCTGTTAAACACGGGCGTGCAACAGTCTGCCAATGGTACTCCAAAACGTTATCGGGGATTTTTTGCGTTTCCTCATAAATTACACGGTGATATTTTCGCCCGCGTCCTTTGTCCTTTCGGCCTTCGTCGCCGATAGACCAAATTTCAAGCACACCTCCCGAAACAAATTCCATAATCCGCGCGGTATCGTCTTTCTTTGCAATTAGTCCGCCTTCGGATTTTAGTTTATACACTTCAACAATTCGCGCCCAACTTTGGGCAAAATCTTTGAAGTCATCGACAAAGATTCCAACCTTCTTCCCCTCAAAAACCGCAGGGCTTATCAGCGGCATTTTTACCGATGTGATAAGCTCTGTTTTTCCGAACCGACGAGCGCAAACGATAACATTGAAACGCCGTGCGTTTTCAAGTATTCGCTGCTGTCCTGCGTGCGGTCGGTATAGTTTTATTCGGGTGGTCATTCTTTTGTGTCGCTGTCGCCTTCAAACTCGATGATAACTTTATGTTCTTGCGTTTCGGGTTTTGCTGATTCCGAATAAGCGTAATTATTGATAAGCATGAAGGTTGCCATCTTTGGATTATAGCTACCATCCAAGCCACCTTCAACCTTATTTGCCTGAATCTTAGCCTTTGCACGTGAAATAATGTCAAAGAACGGCTCGCGTGAAGCATAATTCAACAACGTTTGACGGTTGGTATCAAGCGCAACGGCAAGCCCTTCGATAGTGTAGGGAATCGGCCACGGAGTTTCAAACGGCATACCGTCTTTGCCGATTATAGTTTTTGTTCTTGCGTCACATTTTGCGAAATAGGCATCAATATCCTTTTTCAGCTTGTCAATGTCTTCGTATTTCAGAGGACGTGCCATTTTACAGTATTTTAATCAAAAAAACAATCATTGCTCCCACCGCATACCCGGTGCCATACACAAGTGCCATTTTCACACGTTCATTCCATTCCTTTGTATCGACCAAATGCCCGACAAACGGTAGGTTTGCGAGCGGCGAAAGGAATGCAAGCACGGCAACGGCAGGCATATTCCACGAGGCTACGGCTTGGATATACAACGTTGAAAGCAGCTCCAAAGTTACCGCAGCGGCGAAAATGGTTAAGTATTTTTTCATATTTGAATGGAAAGATAGTAAAAATCGGTCAAACGGGCGGTTTTTTTGACTATAATAATTTAGTATATTTGTTTCGTTATATTTTCGGCATAGCTGAAAGTACGATTATTACTACAAACTTGACAAACTTGACAACGACTTGACAACAAAAATGCGTACTTTTTGCCCATTATTATTATATTATACTATACTTGTCAAGTATGTCAGGTAATATATATGCCCTCATGTGTACGCGTGTGCGTGTGCGTGCGCACACATATACGCGTGCGCCTGCGGACGCATACGCGTGCGCACGCCTGCATGTGAGGGGGTGTGTATTTTGGCTGACAAACTTGACAAAAGTGCTGTAATTGAATGCCAATCGGCGTTTCCGTTGTCATTTCGTTGTCAAGTCGAAAAACACGAGGCGATTTTTATACTAATTATCAACGCGTTACGTGTCAGCTAAAAACTGACAAAGCAATGACTGGCATTTGAGGCTGTTTTTAGGGGTTTAGTTCCGATAAAATCGGAGTAGTTGATTAGCTGACAAAAATAAATTTTACCGGTACCGGTATTGGGAGTTGCGTTTTTGGTGGAAAGTGTGTATATTTGTACCTAATCCTCCTGCTTTGGATTACTTTTACCATAAAAATTTTCCGGGCGTGCGCCAACGCGCCCGGTTTTTCACCTACCACATGCACCAATACCACCAACTAATCGAACGCATTTTGTCCGAAGGCAAACATAAAACCGACCGCACCGGCACGGGAACCGTTAGCGTGTTCGGGCATCAAATGCGTTTTGACCTATCGGAAGGATTCCCGCTGCTCACCACCAAAAAAGTGCATTTCAAGTCAATTGTCCATGAATTGCTTTGGTTTTTGTCGGGCGATACGAACGTGAAGTATCTAAACGACAACGGCGTAACGATTTGGAATGAATGGGCAGACGAAAACGGGGATTTGGGACCGGTATATGGTAAGCAATGGAGGAGTTGGGAAGGTGTTATGTTTAGCGAAGGTCAAGGTCGTTATGTCAGTAACCCTTACGACCAAATATCAAAAGCTGTATCGGAAATAAAAAATAGCCCCGACAGCCGCCGAATAATCGTTTCGGCTTGGAATGTTGCGGATTTGTTTGATATGGCACTTGCGCCGTGTCATTGCCTTTTTCAGTTCTATGTGTCAGATGGGCGTTTATCCTGCCAACTATACCAACGCTCCGCCGATGTTTTTTTGGGTGTTCCGTTTAACATCGCGTCTTATTCCTTGCTGACGATGATGATTGCCCAAGTGACGGGCTTACAACCGGGTGAATTTATCCATACTTTAGGCGATGCGCATTTGTACCTAAACCACATTGGGCAGGCAAAAGAATTGATAAGCCGACAAGAGCGTCCGCTGCCTCAGCTAAAAATAAACCCGCACGTTTCAAATATTTTTGATTTCGGGTATCATGATTTTCAGTTGATAGGATATAACCCGCACCCCGCAATAAAAGCGGACGTTGCGATATAAATAACCGGCCGCGAGGCCACAAAACCACAAACACATGGGAAAGATAACAGGAACAATCATCCGCATCGACGAAACGATGACAGTCGGAAGCAAAGGATTTCAAAAAAGAGAATTTGTAATTGAAACCGACGAACCAAAATACCCCCAAAAGCTTAAAATTTCCCTTCTGGGGCAAGATTATTGTAATTTGATAGACAAGTATAGGACGGGGCAAAAAGTTGCCTTAGAATACACTTTAAAAGGCTCGGAATGGAACGGCAAATATTTCGTAGAAGTTTCGTGTTGGAAAATAGACCCGATTGACCGCACCGGCACCACCGAACCACCGAAGGCCGAACCGAAGAAAACAACCTCTCAGCAGGCGAAAGAAGAAAACATCGATTACGATGATTTGCCGTTTTAACTGACCGACCCGATAAAAATATTTCTGCCTCTGTTTCTTGTCCATGATGCCCGCCCCGTAAGGCGGGTTTTTGTGTTTGTTGTTGTATGGTCCGGGCATAAAAAAAGCACCCCCGAAGGAGTGCTTTGATTGTGCTGTGTAGTAATTGCCGCCGTTATTTTGGCATTCTATCCTGAACCACTTGCCAAAATTCAACGCATCGGCTTTGCAGTTCTTCGATTATCAAATCGTTGCGTTCAACCGTTCGCTGTGCGTATTGCAGGTGAAACGGGAATCGAGGGTCATAACTTACGAAATGCGCATATTCCCTGCCCGTTATCCACATATACCCCTGAATTTGCCACACATAATCCGAAATTTGCATCCCTGTTCGGTAGTTGTCAAGATGGTTTTGCGAATTAAACGGGCATTTAATTTCGAGTATTCCGTCCGTTCCGATAAACCCGTCCGGTGTTCCGCAAACGAACGGGAAATCGGGATGAAAAACGGGCGATTCCAATGGCGGTACTGATTCAAAGTTTTCAAGTTCGTATCGTTTCCGCGCGGCCGGTTCGTGTGTTTTTCCCCATTCGAGCGGCTTAGCTGTCACTTCCGGGAGTTCCACGCCAAGCAGCCCGAGGATGATTTCATCGGCATACTTCAACGCGGTAAGCCCGAAACCTTTGCGGCTGCGGTCGGTTGTCATGATGTCCGAAAAACGGGATGGGGAGATGTAGCCGGGTTTAGGCATTGGACTCGGCGGCGGATTTAAGGTTTACAAGGTCGAGCGGTGCGATATTGTATTTTTCTGCAACAACTTCGATTGTTGTTTTCCCTGCTTTGAGTGCGGCAATGGCTTTGCCCCACAAATCGGAATCAGGCGTGATGGTAGGCTTTGCCGGTGCTTGCGGCTCTTCCGGTTCGCCTACGTTGTCGGAGTCTTCTCCGTGCGGAATGACAAATGTATTCAAAAGAAAATTACGCAGGGCAAACGAAAGCGCAATACCTGGCGATTTGTCGCCTTGATTGATGCCCATGCCGAGCGATTGCCCTTCGACGGTTTCGCCCGACACGTGTTCGATTGCATAGGTCACAACCGCCACGCAGATATACTCGCGTTTGATTTTTCCGCCGTCTTCCCATTCGCGAAAATCGAGGGAGTGCGAAACGTTTGTTTGTCGGATGGTGATGCCGTTTGCAACAAGAATCGGCTGCAATACGGTTTTCAGTTTTTCGCCTGAAACCGTTTTAAATGCGCTTTGACCGAACCCGATAGTTTTATCGTTTTGAATAAACTTAACGGCATCCATGACGGACAAGATAGCGGCGTTTAATTGGGAGTATCCCGTTGGCGTTGTTGTGTCGGCAGACACGTTTTGAGTTTTTTTCATGGTCTGTGAATTTTTATTGATAAATATTTTTTTATCCGACATATTTATCGGATATTTACGGTCATAAAGTTAGGAATAAAAGATGGGAATAAAAAATTTTTGAGTGAAAATTTTTACAAAAAAAATATTTTAAAAAAAGTTGTAAAAAGTTTGGAGAATAAAAAATGTCGTCGTACCTTTGATACTATCAAACAGGAAATAATTATCAAACGCAAAAAACGACGTACCATGACAAAGAGAGAAGCCGAAAACAAGGTAAAACAATTGGAAGAAAGAATTCAAGAGCTTGCAAAAGCGATTTTAACAGCTAAGAGAGATTACAAAAAATCTTTCGAAGCGCAAATAGTTGAATTAAAAGCGCAAAAAAGCCAATATATTTTTGGGTTATCTCGAAACGCGTACAAAGATGAATAAAATTTTTTTTTTCGACCCCGCCTTCTGGCTCTCCGATTGCGCCGCTTGGGGCGTTTGGCATCCAACAAAATGTAAAAGGCTCCGATAATCGGGGCTTTTTTCGTTAAAACTATTATACCCATGCAACCAAAAAAAACCATTACCCCGCGCGACTATCAGCTCAAAGGGTACAACGAAGTCCGTGCCGCGTTTGCAGAAAAAACCGAATCGGGCGAACGG